AACAGCTAAAATGGCAATTTTAAATAATAGGAAATACATTGGCAGTGAAATTTCAGAAGAATATTGTAAGATTATCGAAACTCGTATTAAAGAGTGCGGTGGGCTTTTTTTTAATTCTTTTCAAACGGAATTGTCAAACGAAGAAGGAACGTAGCAGCTTGCGTATAACGTTTTGCAGCTTGGCGAATGGCAAAAATAGAAAGTAAAAATGTTTAATAATAGCACAATGATAGTAGAAAGTTCAACAGATGAGGTAAGCACTACTGCTTTGCCTTTTGCCAAACGAATGTTAGCTACAGTGCATCTTAATTCAGCAATATGATACCAATAGAAACAGCATCAAAAGAATTGTTTAGCGAAGTAATAAGCAGACATTACCATTTAATAAAATGGATGCACCCTGAAAAATTAACCTTAACAGAATACTCTTTTGAAGAAATAACAACGTCAAAAATTTACGAGAAAGAAATGCAACAAGCTATTCAACATTCTATAATTACAATGAGAGTAGTTCACCCATTTTCACTAAATGACATGGGCAAAAATTTAATTTGGGAAAGAACATTACAATTACTTAAAAAATATTCAAAATGAAATCAGAAGCACAACACGAAAAGGAAGTTAGACTACTTCAAAAGTACGATGGAAGTAAACACAAAGGCTCTAAAAAAAGAACTCAAAGAAATACAACCCATACTAATCTAACGCCTAAAAAGAAAAAACGCAAATGAAAAAGAAAGCATTAACATACAACGGGATTATAGTTGATTTACATGATTTGGGTACAGGAATTTATCCTGATAGCTTCCCTAAATTCTATCCGATGGAAATTGAAGACGAGCAAATAAAAAATTCTATACACCTAAAGTATGCACCTAAAATAAATCTCGAAACATTCATTTGTAATTTAGGAATATGTAAAATCGAGGTTTTCGAGTTACGGCATTGTAGCTAACTACTTACTAACCGATAAAACCTTCGCTTATCAATTAAATATTAGGGAATTATATACTTAATTATACAAAATATCAAAAATAGTTGTATATTTGCGGTATGGCAGTAAATGTATCATATTATGTCAGAAACACCCGAAAACACCCGAAATAATCTATTGGTAGGCAATGAGCTTAATCAAGGCTTTACAAGCGAAAAACAGCCTACATCACATCAAAAAAAAGCAGGCTGGGAAGTAAAGCGCCAACAAAAGCTGTTAACTCAAAAGATAGTTGAAAAATTAACTGGCGGTAAAAAAATGGATGAGTATGTAGATGCACTATTTGACCTTGCTAAAGATGGCAACGCAAAAGCTATTGAAACGATAAACAAGGGCATTGAGGATCAGGTACAACAAATTGAACTTAATGACGTATCAGACAAACAACAATTCATAGAGCTTCCTAACGGTACTAAAATACCCCTTTAATGATAATTACATTTGAAAATAGACCTACACAGTTTGAGTTATTTCAAACTATATTAGGTAGTGCTCAGGGAATTTTACCTTATAAATTTATTGACAGTGGGGGTGCTATCAGGGGTGCAAAATCATTCACTAACTCATTAGCTTTATTAATGCTTGCAAAGAGTTACCCTAATTCTAAATGGTCGGTACACAGAAAGGATATGACAATTTTAGAAAGTACTACTATTGAAACGATTAATAAAATTATTCAAGGACAAAAGCAATGGCAATGGTCAAAAAAGCCAGGTAATTACTATTTGACTTATAAGCCTAACGGTGCAAGGATATTATTTGTCGGTGCCAATGAATCAAGGGACAAAGATTTTACAGATACTTTAGGACTTGAAATAAATGGATGTTTCTTTGACCAATTAGAAGACGTTAGCCATGAATATTATCGGGCGGTATTACAGCGGTTAGGTAGCTGGCATATTGACAATGAACCTAATCCGTTATGCCTTGCAACATTTAACCCGCATCCAGGCTGGATAAAGAAAGAAAAGTACCAAAGATATAAAGATGGGTTGCTAAATAGCAATGAGATATATTTTCCACTTTCACCAACAAACGAACCATCAAATACAGCCTCACAATGGGAAATATGGAGCACTATGCCGCCTGATGTAAAGGCTCGAATGATAGAAGGTGATTGGAACAGCTTTGATAATAAAAACCCATACTTTTCCGCCTACGATGAAAGTAAAATGCTATCAAATGAACCTTTGCAGTACCTACCAAATTATGAGTTATTGTTATCATTTGACTTCAATATTGACCCCGCGACATGTGTAGTAGCGCAAATACAACAAGGTGCCTTTATACGCGTCCTAAAGGCTTATAAAATCAATAATTGTACGTTGAAAGAACTGTTAACCAGGATTAAAGCCGATTACCCTTATGCAGTCTTTAGGGTTACTGGTGACCCTGCGGGGAATAGTAGGAATCAAGGATATAATTCAGCAAATGAAACGATGTATTCTATAATTCGCGAAGGGTTAAACATTTCGCGTACCCAAGTCGATAAACCTCGTATTAATTACGCGGGCGAAAATGCGCAAAGGGAGATAAGAATATTTTGTAATTCGGTATTGCAAAACCATCCACATATACTATTTGATAAGGTAGGAACTGAAGATTTAAGGAGTGACATTCGTATTGCCACCACTGAAGAAGGTAAAGATAAAATGTATAAAACTTCAGGAAATACGGAATTTGGTATGCACTTATCGGATTGTTTTGTATATTTGCTATGTACTTACCTAAACGATTACATTAAAAACTAATAATATGACACCAAACCCACGCAATTTTCAACAAGAATTGAACGAAAAGATTAGTGAACAACCAATACCACTAACACTATTTGAAGGTACAACACACTTCCAAACACTTGATTCGTTATGCGAAACAATTGTAAAAGCACTTTATAAACTAAAAATTACGGAGTTTCCTTTGAAAAGTTTTATTGATGTTGTTGGCATTGTAAACCAAAAACAAGTAGATTTAAACCTAATGAGTTTAACACCCATTATCAATTTAATTCCACGATTAACAGCGTATGAATTAGGTTTGAGTATTCATGACTTTATCCTACTCCAAACCGATAACTCAATAGTAATCAAAAATTGGAATGATGCGGTGGCACCTTTGAAAGCCGAAACCGAAAGACAAGCAAAACTATATGAAGTAAAGTTAAATGGAAAAGGAAAATAAACAAGCATTATATTTTACATTTGCGCTAATAATAGCTATTGTATTATTGGCTTTAAACCTTATTTGTTTATGAAAAGAATCCTTGCATGGCTTATAGGATGCAAACATAATTACATTATTCGGTACATAGATAAAGTAAGCGGACGGCGTTACTTTCAATGCACTGAATGTCATCAATATAAATCGAAACCATGAGCCCCACACGCCCAATAACGCCAACAAAAACAATAGGTAAAAATAAGTTCTACAAAATTGATACAGCGGATCAAATACTGCATTCGCGGTATATGGTTGCTGAAATTCAAGAACTGTATATTAGAGCTGGTATTAGTGAATCCTTTTTAAAGGAAATCGCAAACTTACTTATAAGTCGCGCACAGCAACAAGGTGACCATAGAACGGATATGTTTGCTATTGGTCAAAACCTTTTACAACGTATTGGAATGGTTGCAGAAAAAAAGATGTATGAGGAATTAGCTTGTGTTTATTTCCTTATGGATGATGAACCTAATGAGTATCTACCCGAATGGCAGGAAAAGAAAAAAGCTTTGTGGGGGAAGCATCCAAAAGAACGAGATTTTTTTATCATGGAGGCGTTCAAACTCACAAACGCCTCGTTAGATACATCAGTGACCGATATATTAGCCGTATTCAAGGCAGTAGAGGAAAGAATAGAACAGCTACCCCAGTTACCGATTTAAACACGTTAATTCAAAAGCATATTGAGGAACGCAACTATTTAATAAGTTCCCTTGCTGACTGGAAACCATCAGAGATAAAAGAATTATGGTCATGGACGGTTGAGGGCATTTATCAACTGATACTTAGCAACAATGTAAAAGCTAAGAAAACGGAGGTTAGTCGAAAAAATAGTGAAGTTGGTCGCAAGGTATTAGGTAATAAGAAAAAAAATAATTACTAATTATCTATTTAATTTAGTAATTTTACAACATGAATGTAAAAACATTAATCTATATAGGTTTATTGTTTATATTTCTATTGGCTATTGTTGTAACTTTTAAAAATATTCTATGCTATTAACCACCGCTATTTTAGTATCAAATAGCTTTGTACTGCAAAGTAACGGATTGTACAAAAACGGTGACTGTTATATGGATATTTATTTTCATATCATTTATCTCGATAACGCTTATCCAATGGTTACAACGGTTGCAGAAGCTAACGCCCAATTCACCGCATTATCAATCCCTATAACACTCGTATAAATGGCAACAGTTTATGACTTAATCGCAAAAATAGGATGGGATACTAACGCAAGGGAGTTAGAACACACTATTGACCTTACAAGACAGCAGGGCAAAATGGTCGATGAGTTGCGAATGAAAGGTGCGCGATTAGAACAACAAATCGTAAAGACTAATGACCCTAAAAAACTAAAGAAGTACAATGATGAACTTCAAGAAACGCGAAAACGTGCCGATGCAATAACACAAGCGCAAAAGAACCAGGTAAACGTAGTTGAAGGGTTGAATAAACGCCAAAAGGAATTACAGCAATTACTAAGGGCAAATAATGATCCAAAAGTAGTTCAAGGCTTACTCCGTTCACTTCATCAGGTCGAGAATCAATTACATGTCATTAATGCACAAGCTACGACACTTCCTAATAAGTTAGGCGGTTTGGGTAAATCATTAATGCAAGGGATAGGTGGTGGCATTATAGGAGGGGGTATAGTGGGTGCGGTTGCCTTAGCTTCAAATGCCATTAGTGGTTTTTTCGGTGATAGCATTAAAGAAGCTGCCGAAGCTGAACAAGGTCTTTTGAGATTCAAACAAACACTTGATAATCTTGGAAAAGGTGATTTATTCGATGGGTTGGTAGCCGATGCAGACCGTTTAGCAAAAACGTATAAAAACCTATTTGATAATGATGATATTTTAGCAGGTCAGGCAAAGTTCATTGAAGGTACAAGGGTAACGGAAAAGCAACTAAAAGAGTTAATTCCCGTATCAATAGAACTTGCTGCGAAACTTGGAACGGATGTAACAACAGCGTCCGAAATGTTAACAAATGCTATCATAGGACGTACTTCGCCAGAATTAAAGCGTTTAGGCTTAAATATGAAAGGTGTAGGTACAGAAACGGGTCGTGTTAGTGAAATAACGGGTGATTTTGCTAAGTTGCTATCAGGGAGTGTTGAAACAGCATTGCAAACAGCGGTTGGAAGTACGCAACAACTAAGACAGCAATTAGCAAATCTTGAAGAGGACTTAGGTAGTAAATTATTGCCACTTCAAAAGCGGTTAACTCAATTCAAAATATCATTAGTCGATGCCTTTAATTACGCCTTAGAAACGGATGCCGAAAAGCAATCAAGGCAAATAGAACTTGTTAGCGACACATATTTAAAAAAGTTCAAAGAAGAGGGTAAAGTAGGTAAGGTTTCACAAGAACGTATTAAAGAAACTATTGCATTAAGAGAAAAAGAAGTAGCGCAAATTAAGGAAGGTCTTACATTAGCAAATAAACTAACCAAAGAGGGTGATGGTTTACAAAAAGTAAGAGGACAGTCAGTTATTAAGCAATTAAATAACCAATTAATATTAAAGCAAGGTGAGATAAACGCGCTTAGTACTATGGTTATTACTAACGGTAACAAATCAATAAACGCCAACGCGGGTGCCGATGATATAGCTAAAGTTGAAAAAGCCAAAGGCGAAACAGCCGAACAACGCGCACAAAGGTTGCTTAAAGAACAACAAGATAGCGATAAAATCATTCAAGATGCACGCCTATCATTGTTGGAAGAAGAGGCGCGCGAAATCGCTCAACGTGAGGCGCGTTACGAAGAGGATAAAAAGAAACTTAGAAAGGTGTCAGCCGATGACCGTTTAGCGTTTGAAGAGGCCTTGCAAAAGGATATGGCAGCGATACATGATAAGTACAACCAAAAGGAATTACAACGTATTGACAAGCAATATGAGGACATTACAAAGCAGATAGATGATAACTTCAAACAACAAGTAAAAAAAGGTCAAGAAAAGGACGCAAAAGATAAAGAGTTTAGAGATAAGAACCTTGCCGGCATGCAGGAATATGCAAAAGAGCAAAGTGACTTAGCAAAACAAGCTGAAGATGCTGACAATGAGGCTACTCAACAACTCATAAGAAATGCACAAGAATTAATATCACTTGGTCAGCAAGCATTAGCGCAAGAACAAAGGCGTGTTGATAAGCAAATATCACTTCAAGAAGATAGGGTTGAATCAGCGCGTAAAAGTTCGACAGCTTCAGTAAAAATCGAAGAGGATAGGCTAAATGAACTATTGGCTAAACGTAGAAAGTACGAACAAGCGCAAAGGGTAATAGATGCGGCGGTCATTGTAGCAAATCAAGCGGTTGCAATTAGTGGCGCGGTTCGTACGATTGCAACAAGTGGAAACCCTATCTTAATTGCGGCTAATGTTGCAGCAATAGCGGCGGGTATCATTGCCTCAACACTTGCAGTTCGTAGCGCGTTTTCTGATGATGGTTTTTATGAAGGGGGTTATACAGGTGACGGTAACCCACGCGAAACATCAACTGCACAAGGTCGAAGAGGTTACAAGTATCACAAAGGGGAGTTCGTTATGAATCATGAGTTAACCAACCAACATAGGGATATGTTTGAGGGCATACATAAAGGGGAGTTAATGGTTAAGCAAATGGGTGATGGGTATTATTTGGCACCTTCCTTAGATGTTGATAGCGCGGTTAGTGATTCGACAAATGCCAGGATAAATTTTGATGTATCTTCAATGGTTAGTGAACTAAGTGAGATTAAAGGATTTTTAAAACATTTGAATCTAAATGTAAATAATAATTTCGATCAAGACGGGTTTGGTCAAGCGGTAGGCGGTCAATTAAATGCAATAACAATTAAAAACCTACTTAGAAAATAATGCAAGTAGGATTCTCATTAAATTGCTCAGGTACATTTACAGATTATACAGATTTTGTGGATATTACAGCGTTAAAGATGACAAAGTCATTAGATGAACAAAATGACCCTCAAAAGTCAATAACAAGTGATATTGAATGTTACGGGGATGCTTATACATTTATAAGAACAAACCTAATTGATAGCGTTAATCTATATTCAAACTCTATTTGCGTTCAAGTCACTGATGATGATTGTGGCAATGTATTTCAATTCAAAATAGAAACTAAAAACTTAAAGTGGTGTGACGGTGATATATGCAAAATATCAATGGCGTTGGTAGAATACAACCCCGTTATTGATTGCGTTAAAAATACTGTTATTTCTGACAATACTAATGGTGAATTTCAAGAGTTTCCCGTTAGTGGTAACCCTCACCCTCGATTCAGATATTGTGACGTTATTAAGCCTACATTCTTGTTTGGTTTTATCATTACTTTTGTAAATGCAGTATCAGCATTGTTAGCTTCTATTAACTTTGTTTTACTCGTTACATTTGGGCCGATAATCAACACTATTAACGCGTTTTTTGGCACCTCATACGCTATCCCTGCCATTCCCGACCCATTCAGTTCAATAGTAGGTTGCAACCGTTTATACCCCGCGCCTTTTGTAAGGTCTTATATTGACAATGTTTGTACTCTTTGTGGCGTTACCGTTGATGACACCACCGATACAATATTTCACGAGGTAACAAGTAATTACTATAATACAGCATTGCTAACAGCCTATACCACTAAAGGGGTTAAGGATTCATCAACAAAGGATTATATCATAAACAACCGACCTTCATGGACTTTATTTGACTTAATGAGTAAGCTAAAGATTCCATTTAACGGGCGTTTTTTCTTTAAAAATAATTTAGACTTACACTTTGCGCGTAAGGACTTGATAGGCGTTCAATTATGGGGTGCAACGCCTACTGTCGATGTAAGCGATACGGGGGCGGATAATACAAACTTATTAGGGAATGTGTGCTATCAATGGAACGGTGATGGTAAACCATCGCGTATAAACATGAAGTATAGCGCGGATATGAGCGATAACATAGGCAATGAGTTGTTATCTCGTTTTAACGGTGAATACTTATCACCTGCAAACCCTAACTATAATACACCCGTTGAAAAGGTAACACCCGATTTTGGCGCACAGTCATTTGTATTGGATGGTAAAGACACCGTTTGGGATGCAAATCTTGTAAATGCTATTGGCCCGATGTTAGCCGGGTTTAGTTATGATGGGGTATTGAAAACGCAAGGTGACACGTTACAACTTGCAAAGCTGATTATTTGGGATGGGATAAGTATGACCGATTCGCGTCCCTTTAGCGATGCTTGGATTCCTTACTTAGCTTTACCTGCATTTGCTGATGATGACGGTGGCTTTTTTCCAGTGAGTGCAAGTGATTTATTCAATTACAATTTTCCTTACTCATTTGACCCTGATGCGGACTTAATAAGTAGTGGTAATTTGTGGCAATTTCATAGTATTGATATACCTTCAGCAAGCAAAAAAACAAACATATCATTTGAATATAAGTTGCAAATGTGTTGCGCTTATATGAGTTTAGAATTATATATGTCAACTCAATTTAACACAGATGAAGGTGAAATAAATTATATTGAGTATGACTTTGCAAGACGTGAAATTTTAATAAAAGGAAATTTAAAATAATGATACAACTATTTGAACAAACAAGTATAGACAGTAATTGTGATATTGGCCCGAATGATGCACCTTTTACGATGCCATTAATGCCTCATGACCATGTTTTTTTACGATTACAAGTACCGTATTACCTGGTTGATTTTAACGGTGGCGGTTTGCCTATTGGCGCAAATATTAGTGTAAGCATTTGGAACGTGGTTGCAGATACGCAATATTGCGGTTACGGTGCACCTTCAACAAATCGCTATCTTTACAACTTTGTAAATGATGGAACGAAACGAATAGGAGAATATAGATTTATGATCCCGTTGCGATTAACTGATGATTATGTAACAAAGGCTTTTACAGTTGTTGCAGGTGATAATATCCTTGCTACTATTGACGGGGTTAACTATAATTGGATTTATGGTACCGATTCAATACCTTATCCATTCCTTGAGTATGTATCAGGCGGTATTTGTGTTCGTATTCCTACAAGTGCAACATTCACGCTATATGTCAATGGAAGTGGCGTTATTGCAGGTAATTTATTCACTGACGATTCAACTACATGTTTTACTAACGAATGTTTTAGAGTTCGTATAGGGGTGCAATTTGGCGGGGTATGGTATTATTACTATACAAAGGTTTTTCAAATGGTTAAATGCGATGAGGATACAATACTACTTCAGTCGCAATACGGTGCAAATATGGTTGATTGTGCAGGGCAATTCTATAGAGGTGCAACGAACTATTTAGGGGTTAATAATCTATACTTAAGGATAGCGGGTGATACGGAACGCGTACCATCAAAACTAACTAATTTTATAAATGCTAAATGCTTTAAATACAAATCAGATATAACAAAACAAATAAGGTTGCGTTCATTACCGATGCCATCATGGTATCAGGATGCAGTTGAAACAATAGCATTAGGTAAGAATTTTAGTGTTGATAATGACACCTATCAGATAGAAACTGAAAATATTTTTGAAAATAATGACAATATTGGTAGTGTTTTTCAAAATCTTAATGTAATTTTGTCAACATGCAAGTGCGAGAACGTTTTTGTTTGCTAAAAATAAGGGTTGCAAGCTCAATTATTTTTAACTTTAAACAATTATAAAAATGTTTTCTACATGTAATTCAGCATGTGTCGATACGGTAACAATACCGTTAACAACACAATGCGACACATATCAACGTAGCGAAGTGCCAGTAAGGCTTATAGTTGCAACTTGTGACACTGACTTTCCCGTTGGTGATTACGATGATTTAGTACATGCCACCGCATTTGCTGCACTCGTAACATCAAACAATATTAGTGCTACTTTTGAACTAACAGACTTTACATGGGCAGACCCTACAACCACCACAAAGCAATATAAATCAAGGCGTTCACCTGCCAGCACGATAACAACGGGCAGACAGTTAACCGCTAAAGATTATAACGCAACTGATACCGATGCAACGGGTACAGCCTTTCCATATTTTGACCGCGATTTTTACAGAAATGTGATCCAAAACAAAGCAGTTAAGATTAGAGGCTATGTAACTGAGCAAGGTCGTATCTACTTGTTTCTTGACCAAAACGGGCAATTTATGTCATACGATGTGAATTTCTTTACTGGTTGGGATATTGAAGTGGATGGTAAATCAGTAGAGTTTAAAAACTATGTATTAAACTTTGTTGCTGACCCGCTTATCACTATCGTTACTCCTTATTTGGATTTGCAACTTGCAGATCCAACTGATTCTTTAAACTTAGCTTGGATGTATCAAGCAAATTAATTAACTTTTTAAAACAAAAAAAAACAACAAAAAAAAATGAAAAAATCAATTTTCGTGATGCTGACACTTTTAACAGCAATTATCTTTTCTTGCAACCATACAGCAAGCGCACAAGTAATCTTAATTAGTGACGGTAATAGCAAGGCTATTGACACGCTTACTAATGCAGGCACTGAATCCTGGACTTCACCCGTAAATCAATTGAATAGCGGAGTTGAGGGTAAGTATCGTTTGCATTTCGATTGTGCAAACATAAGCGGTACAAGCACCTTTAAAGTAGTTGTTCATTCACGCGCGTATGCAGGTACGGGCGCGGGTTATTCATTGCATCATAAAAATGCAGGAACTACAGGTATTAATTGTGACACATTGCAAGTTACAGCAGGCGTACCCGCTTCGTGGGATTTTAATTTAGCGCCCGTAAGTGGTTCAAATGCAGGTCGCGCGTTAGGTTTCAAAGTTTACTTTATTGGAACGGGCACTCAAAGCACACAGATCAAAAATGTTGCAATAATCACACAAAAGTAATTCCAAACATGGACTTTAATTCCTTTTATCAGGATTACAGCAAAAAAAGAAAGTTACCTCTACCCTCCGACATTAACGAGAGGGTAGAGGCTTCTTTAGCTGTTCAAATCCATACGACGGGCGCGCGCCCTAAATTCTATGCAAAAAACTACGGATGGATTGAACCCGCGAGTTATGATAAAAGATTTGATAAATTATTTGCCACAAAGCTACTCAATAGGCACCCTAACGAGAACGATGTTCATTACAATTGGCGTTTATCTGTTTATGCGCCCGTTGCAAAAGAGTTATATGATAGATTTTTAACTATGTGTAGGGGTACTATTCTACAACCAAATAGTTATGATTTATCAGTTGATGAGAAAACAGAAGATTACTTAAAGTCAGGATTTGTTTATAATACACTATTCAAAGGAATAGACTTTGTATTACAAAATCCTTATGGATATATGGCGGTCATAGAATCGCGCGATGAAGTGGATGAAAGTGAAGCAATGGAGCCAAAGATAATATTCTTTAGAGCTGACCAATTATTAATGAGTGACGAAGATAGTATTGCCTTCAAACATGATGGTAAAATATACTACTTTAACTCAACTGTTCAAATTACAGTTCATGAAAAAGAGCAATTTGAATTTGTACACAATTTAGAAAAATATCCCGTTTGGGGAATAGATAATAATTTCATTGAACCATTTGTAGCATGGAGTGACTTGTTAGTGCGCAACATGAACGATGATGAGGCAATGACTAAGCAATACAGCTACCCAATCAAACAGCTTGTAATGCCTAAATGTAACGCGCCTTCATGTGTTAATGGCATTGTAGTTGATATGACAGACCCGCTAAACCCAAAGAGAGGTCAATGTGGTTCATGTCATGGAACTGGTGTAATGTCAATGAATCCAGGCGATAACTACACGATAAGTGAGGAAAACTTAATTAAGAATAATGGCAATATGTATGACATGGCTAAGTTCATAACGCCCGATATTGGCATACCTAAATACCATCTTGATAGGTGGCAAATATTCTATGATAGAACGGAAAAAAGTTTGTGTTTAAACAAAAAAATAAATGCTACTGAATCGGGCGACGCAAAGCGTGAGGATAGAAAAGACCAATACTTTTATTTAATGACTATTTCTAACTTCGTATTTAAGCAGTTAGAACGTGGTATTGAATACATATCAAAGTACATGAACTACAATCAAAGTTCACAGCGATTTGAGGATATGGAAGTGGTATTGATACCACCTAATCAATTCGATTTGATGACTGATAGTGATTTGATTTTAGAGTTTGCCGAATTACAAAATAAATCAGATGATAGTCAGTTACTATCTGAAATGCAGTATCAGGTAAATCGTAGGGTTTACCGTAATGATAAGGTACAATTAATGATTAATGATATAATGTATTATAATGATCCATTGTACGGGGTATCTGGTAACGCCCTAAAGTCTAAATTGCTTAGTGGTGTTTATGATGAACGCGATAAAATAATACATGAAAAAGGGTATAAAATACTTTTAGGCATGGCGCGCGAAGTAACGCCTAAAGTATTCATTGATACTGACATGAACGCGCTTGTTAATCGGTTTAATGAGTTAATACCGGCACCTAAAGGAATTTATGACAACTAATGAGAAACTTGTAGATGAATTAATTAAGAACGCGCCCAAAATGGAAAAGGCGGTACTTGATAAGCTATTGATGCTCATTGATGACCTTGATACTAAGGGAGGTGTATTCACCAATGCAACGTTAAGTAATACGGAGTTATTACAGATGCAGGATGCTATAAGACAAGCATTGAAAACATCAGGTTACGCTAAGGAATCAGAGATATTTTTACAAGATTTAGGCAAGATTACTATTAACTCAAACATAGTATTAAATGATGAGGGTTATCGGTTTCCTGAAGTTGCGTTAACTGATTTAGAAAAGAAATGGCAAACGTTAACAACTGAAAGCCTTTTGAATAGTGGTATTCGCAATGAATTTGAAATGCCTATTTTGAAGATACTAAATGAGAGTATCAGTTATGGTAATTCTATATCAGAGGCTAAAAAAACATTGCAAGAATTCATTGCAGGTGGTGGTGATAAGACGGGTAAACTACAAAGCTATTTAACCGTAACAGCGCGTGACAGCATAGGACAATTACAAGGTCAACAAATGCAAGCGGTGGCGATCGCTAACGGGTATGAGGGTATAAGCTATACAGGCGGTTTGCTGAATGATAGTCGGGGGCAGTGCTACCGATGGATTAAGGAGTTGAAGGGGTTTATACCTAAAGAACAACTACAAGCGGAAATTGATTTGGCAGTTAAGTATGGCAAAGAAAAGAAAATAGTTGATGGCCATAAATACGGGGGCATGATGGCAAATACAACGGTTGATAATTTCTTTTTGAAGCGTGGAGGTTTTGGATGTATTCACACTGCAAGTCCTAAGAGGAAAAAGCCAAAGTAAACACACCATTACTCAAATTAACCGTATCATTTACACTCACTGAAGGTGAAATTAAACGCGCCTTAAATACTCCGCTTATAGTTGAATCGGTTATTGATGTAATTTTTATGTAAGTATCATTTGCACATTTATTTAACGCGCCTTGTTTCCAATATTTATTAGAATATCCTTTACCGTTTTCATATAGTAAAAAATAAACCTGGTTTTTATCACAAATTGAAATCGTATCGGTGTATAATGTAGCAATTAAATTATCGGTACTAATATCGCAACTTATAACCCTACCAACTACGCTATTATCATTGCAACTCATTGAGTTATAATCACATGGTAGCGCGGATTTGACAAACTTTTGATTTGTCGTAAATGATACATCTAAAGTATCGTTAATTGTGTAGGATATTGACCCACTAACAGCGTTTAAAATCGGTTGTTGTTGAGGTTGTTGGTTACAACTAATTGCAAAGAATAAGAAAGGAATTAAGTATTTCATGATGTTTATTTTTGACAAAGGTAGTGAATTTTACAAAAAAAGCCCCGTATTTCTACGGAGCCTCACGCCAGAACCAAAATAAAAAACATGAATCATTGCAAATATATAAAAAATTAATTTATATTTGTACTAAAATTATTCAACATGGCAAAACCAAAAGCGATAAAAGTCGAAAAAGAAGCGGTAAACGTAGAAACAAAACCCGACATTCAGGCCTTAGCAGTTGAATCTAAAGTGGCGCCATTGGTAGGTAAAAAGGTTTCATCTAATACCGGAACGGGTGGTAAGGTAAGACTTCGACACTCTGAAACAAATGTAATAATTACGGGTTTTATACCTTTACATTTAGCACAAATGCAAATCAAACAAAACAATAAAATAGAAATTGTAAATGAGTAAGAAAAAAACAACACCCGAACAAGAAGATTCAATTATTGAAGTACCTACACCCATTGAGGCAAATGTACCATCATTAATTCAATCGAATGAAGTTAAATTGAAAATAGGATATGTGTTTGCAAAGTTGAAAGGTACTGATACAATAGTTCAAGTATCGGCAAAGCAAGTAGGCAAAGCATATACAGAAGATAAATGGGAATTTTTAACCGATAAAAAAAAATAACACAATTTCTACCAAGATCAAAAAACAAAACAACTACAAACTGCCAAAATTGTAACCAATAAATAAAAAAAAATATATGTCAAAAAAACTTAAAAAACTACTTGAAAAACTTAACATCGAAAACGTAGATGAGGTATTAGCTAAAATCAATGCAGATGATGATAGCGATGAAATCATTGACACATTGCTTACAAAAGCACAAGGGTACGCTAAACCATTTTTAGAGGCTGAATTTAACGCCAAAATAAAAGACGAACGTCACGCCTCAAAAGGCAAAGGAATGAAAGATGCTTTGAATATTGCAAATGAAACTTTTGGCAATATCCTTAGTAACAAAGAAATTGAGGATGTTATGAAAGATCCTGCAAATGAGGGTAAAACGATTAACGCCGCGATGAAACTTATCAAAGAAAAGATAAGCGAAAAGACTGGTAAAAGTGAACCCGAATTGCAAAAGATGTTAGACTTAGCGAACGGAAAAGTTAGTGAGTATGAAACGAAAATGAACGAAATGCAATTGAAGTTTGAAAAAGACTTGGCAAGTGGTATATCGGCGGTAAAATTGAAAGCGGTTTTAAATGATAAACTCATTTCAATATTGCCAAAGTACACAAATATGCCAGCTGCAAAAGCCGCCAAACTTATCAGCAATGCCATCAGCGAAAAAGCTCATTTATCTTTAAAGGGCGAAGATGATATTTCATTACATGATGTACTTGATAATGCAATACCATTAAAGAAAAATGCAACTGAATTACAAACTTTTGAAGGGTTGGTAAGTGACATAGCTAAAGAGTATGAATTACCAGTGGCACAATCACCTGGTGTAAAGAAAATAGAAACGAATAGACGTGACGAAAACAAAGATGACAATAAACCAAAAATATCAGAAAACGCAAGCGCTATGTTAGCCGCATTAGAGGCTGCAACCGCTTAAAAGATACTTGCAACCCTTGACAGTGGGTAACTGTCACAAACAAAAACAAACTTTGGCTTGTAAGCCTGCCTACTTAAAGGCTTACACTCATTTTTTCTTTTTGGAGTTAATTCTGCCTATTTAAGTGAATTGAAAACAATTTTATTAACAATTAAACTTAATTTAAAATGGCATTAAATAATTGCTCTGCACAAGTGCAGGCTAAAATATTTGACCTTTACGAACGTGGCGCATGGAATCCTCATGTAGGCGTGTTAGACTTCGTATTCTCACCTGCCAATGGTGCAAAACTGCAAGTCGAAATGATAGGTAGACCAAATGGCAAAAACACACAATATTCAATTACTTATCCCGTTGCAGTTTGTACCGCAAATGTATCTTCAGTTGTATGTACCGATGCAGGCGCGGCAACTGAAATGACATCATGCGTTGCGTTTAGTGGATTTGAGTACCTTTCAAGTGGTTGGATAAAAGCGGACGTTTCTCAATTTAGAGATTTAGGACAGTTGGAAGTGGTGGAAGTTATGAGCCACCAAGCTTCACAGAAAATGAAACAGTTGAAAGCAGATGTTGACTTAGCGGTTTTACTTGCTATCAATACTGAAGCTGCATCAGGATGTATCGACGGTACAACAACAACCCGTACAATATCATTAATTGATGTGAACGGTGCGCCCGTATTCAATACGGATGTTGATATTAGCGCGGACTTCATGGATGCTGGATTTGATGGTTCACCTATCTTGCTTGGTAATCGACAGTTGTTGAAGTATGTAAATGGTATTCGTAACGGTGCAGGAAATCAATACGGTCAACGTGTTGACACTATCGACACTTTCTCAGGTGCCTACTACGATAAAAACATCAACGCTACCAATACAGCACCAACTACACCAGGTAATGAAGTGATGTTTGCTATTTTGCCTCAATTGGTAAATGTAATCTCATGGAGTGCTAATGTTGGGATTTTTGCAACCCGTAGCGGCGGCATGACTATTAACAGTGTTGATCCAATGAAATTAGTTAACACAGATAACTCAACCTACATGCACACTGTATTGACAGACCCTGCAAGTGGTATGATGTTTGACTTTGACATCATTTACGATGCGGCGTGTAAGTCTTTCAAATGGAAACTTGATACCTATTACAAAGTAGTGATACTTGATTTGATGGGTTGTAAAGAATCTTGTTTTAATGGAATCATTAAGTATGACATCTGTCCTACTATCCCCGTTAATTGCTTAGAAGCACCCGTAGTAGCCTAATTATTAATAAGGGCGTAAAAACGCCCTTTTTAATTTTTTATCAAATGAGTTGTTTATCAAACATAATAGGCGTTAAAGACCCTTGCAGTAATACACTGCCAACCACGCTAAGCGGTTATTATATTACTGATTATCCTGGAATAAGTTTACAGTCAGCATCAAATGTAGCTGATGAAAAAACCATTACGGGGTATGAGTATTTAAAAGACCTTGTTAGGCGTGCAATGATGCGACTTAACAATGATTTGCTATCATATATCAATAATGAATATATAGTAAATACGGTTAAAAAAAGCATTTGGAAGAGTGGTAACTACAACCAACCATTATCAACTATTGCAAGTGGTTCGGCAAGTGAACAACGTGGTTTATACTTTCAAAAAAAGCATATCATGTGCGATTTGTACAAGCTATTTATCCCGCGTGTTAGAATACTTGCAAATTATACGGGTGATAGTGTGCTTACTATCAACGATGTAAATGCGGGCATTGCATATCCTATACCTATTGCACTTGTGGCGGGTGTTGAGCAAGAATACGAGATAGAGTTAGCAATACGAGGTGATGAAGTTCGCGTTACATTGCCATCAAACATAAGCGTTTATTCAAATAAACCCATGTGCGGAATAGGATGCGGTAATACAGCCATAAGTGACGCTGTTATTGTTTACGGTATTAACAATGGATCCATTGATAAATTAGAGGCATACGGTATTGAGGTTGATATTTTGGTGAAGTGTGACCTTAGTCGTTTGGTTTGCGACATGGCATCTGATAATATGATAGGGCAAGCGGCGTATGAGTTAGCGGGTGCAATGTTTTATGATGAAATGACAAAGAGTAACCGAATGAATTATTTAACGATTTTCAAAGGTGAGGAATTAAAACAACAAGCATCAGCAGGTTTTGAATCATATCGAAATTACATGGCCAATGCCTTCGCGGGGTTGCGTAATTATTTAGTAAGTAAAGACGGCGGATGTAAATGTATTGATTGTGGTGGTGTTCAAATAAAATCAAATGTCTAATGAATTTGAAGAGTTCGCGGTAATGCTTGAGGGTGTGGTAAAGCAATTAGATAGCCAAATGCCCGATATTATTAGCGTATCAGTTATGACCGAATTGCAAGCGCAACACAAACAAAGGATATTTGGTGATGGGTTGAATAGTGAAGGGCAAAAAATAGGTGAGTATAGTAGTAAAGAGGGGTATTATTCAAAAGAGTTGTTTATAAGAAAATCAGCATTTAAGCAACAAGGTAAAAACAAAAAAGGAAAGTTAGAAAATGGTAAAGATAGAAAAACAATGTATCTTCAAGGCGGATATACAGAGTTTAGAGATATTCAAGGCAGGCAAACGGAGTATGTAGATATAAAGTTTTCAGGGAGTGCAGAAAGAGGGTTAAATGTAGTCAAATCAGGTAACGCAACATTATACGGTACCACTGATTTAAAGGAATCAAAAAAGCTACTTGGGAACTCAGAAAGGTTTGGTGATTTTTTAAGCCTAACAACAAATGAACAAGAATTTATAAAATTAGAATTACAAAATGAAACAAAACAAATAATAGAAAAATATGCAAAGCCTTAATGACATAAAAACATATTTACTTAGCAAATACCCACAATTTAACGCGGGTTATGCGAATGTTGTTAAGTTGCAAGATAGTGATATTCTACTTGATGAGGACAAACAACTATATGCAGGTATTGAGGACACTAAAGGAAATTACTTTTATATACGAGAATTAAAAACCGCTACTTATGATCCAATGAAAAGAGGTGTTAGGGTAGCTTATTATAAAAAAACAATGCCATGTAGAATAGTGGCGGTAATGGTCGAAGGTAACGCGGACGTATTGCTTAAAATGCTGATAAACGGTATCACAGCTAAACGACACTTTGTAACCGATTCACAAACTGAAGCTACAACGGTATTTAAAGAAGAAACGGGCAAAAACTTAACCCGAAAAGAGATGACAATAGTATCAGTAGATTTTGAAATTATTGATATTGTCACACCAAAAGATTGTTCACTAAACCCCTGCAATTGCTAAAATGAGTTGTTGTTCAAACCCCACCGATTTAGGATGTTTTGATTCATGTCAAACAGTCACAATATCATCATTAACTGGATATGTTGCTAATGATATTTATATTAGCTATGCCTTTAACGGTGCCTTTAGAAAACAGTTAGTAACGGAGGTGACGAATACGGGTCAGCCTATCATCGACCTTTCAACTTTCAATGAAGATTACTTTTATACCTTTGAACTGATTAATCGAATATCGGGTGTAAGTCTTGGGTGTTATAAAATTAAAATATTCCCATGTGCCGGGCAATTAATCGATATTGAATCATGTGTATCGAGTGACTGCCCTAATGGTCGCGAAATATCGTATTTAAGCGTTATTGAGGAAATTAATTGCAGAGTTGATGGTGTTAACTTTTATGTTGATTTAACGAGTGCAACATTTATAGATTTAGAATCACAAATAGCACCGACCGCCGCGTATAGTGTGCAATGGGGTGACGGTTCACCACTTGAAGCGTTTGGTTTCGTTACTGAGTTATCGCATGATGTATCAGGCTTAGCAGACGGGGTTTATTATGGCTTTGTTTATGAGGCGTATAGTACCGCTTACAGTATGTTTTGGTACGAGGTTGCAAGCGGTGTAGTAGTTGATTATCAGAAAAATAGAACAGTTGAAATCGTAGTGGCTTTAACTTGTGATTTATACCCCGATTATACGAATGATGTTGATGATACCGCCGAGATAACATCGGGGTATATTATCAATAAAAGTGACATTAGTATTTATGGTATTGAGGTTAACGCGGAAACATACGCTGGCGCGGTAATACTTTACAACGAAACGGGTCAATTATTATCATCATTACAAAACGTAGGTAGCCAGGTCATCAGTAGATACCAACTATCAACGGGCGTATTTATTAATAACTTTTCAATTTTAAGAACAAGATGTATATCCTAATTTTACTATTCGCACTGTTCGCATTTGCAAGCAATGGACTTGCTAAATTGTACCTTTATTTAATTCGTAAAGGGCAATTATTTTCCTTCATGCAAAAGCCTATTGTTTATCTTCAGGATAAAAAAAATCCTTTGGCTATCTTTGCCTATAAGTCAATAGGTGGGTGCGAAGTATGTACAATACAAAGATTTGCAGATGTTGCGTTTATTGTGCTTATTTACATGGCACCAATACACTTACATTGGCTATTATGGTCGTTTCTCTATTGCTTATTTGGCGGTTTGTCATTCTATGCTACTATGCTTACTCAACGTGAACAAACGCCTAAAACAACTCAAAAAATCAATTTACAATGATACAAAAAATAATCCCTTCAACGGTTACGAATATAACCCTACTTTACTCATCAAAACAATACCTATGTTACGCGCCCGTTCTTACAGTAGGTACAGTCTTTCAATTAGGGAGTGCTACAATAGTACCAACTTCAACAGATGAAAGCACATTTGTTTATGATGTTGAAGTATTGCTAAATGATCAAAACCCTTGTATCATTGACGATAATGGCAATGTTTACATGGAAGTATCTTGGTATAAACAAAATTTTGGAACTACACCACCTTCAAGAGTACCATAATGGCAAGATCACAAGCATACGAAAATATTTACTCAATAATTAAGTTTAGCGAGGATTCATTCAATGCAGGTACGGGCGTTGTAACAACTGCAAACAAGTATATAAGCGGTTCGATAGACTGTTTTATTGATGGTACTTTGACACATCCTACAAGGATTACGGAATTGACACTTACAACGTATTCAATAAGTCCCGCGCCTAAAGCATCATCAAAAATAATAACTAAATATAACCCATTGAATTAATGAAAAAGATACTTTTAATTTTACTTTTATTGCCATGCTTTGCATCAGCGCAAATAGAAACATACTTAGTAAGTCCTTATGGGAATATTGAGTTCGATAGCGCGCGTGTCATGACCATCGACAGTGGTATCGTCTATGTAACGCCTACAATGTTAAGCGATTCATTGGCTACGGTTGGCGGTGGTACAGACACAAACGCCATAACAACTAATACCCCAATGACCACTACACTTGATACAGTGCAAAGGAATGGGGTAAATTCGGCGTTACATCTTAGTACAATAGCAG